CTAGCGGATTGGGCAAAAAGATCTGACCCAGACGGTAGAGTTCCAATCGTTGCAGAACTGTTATCACAGTCCAACGAAATATTAGATGATTGCGTTTTTAAAGAAGGTAATTTACCTACTGGAGAACGTGTAATTATCAGAACAGGTTTACCACAAGTTTATTTTCGTGCATTAAACCAAGGTATTCCATCAAGCAAATCAACTACTGCACAAGTAGATGAAGCTTGCGGAATTCTTGAAGCTCGCTCTGAAGTAGACAAAGATTTAGCAATGCTAAATGGAAACACTGCTCAGTTCCGTTTGTCTGAAGATACTGCGTTCTTGGAAGCAATGAACCAGACTCAAGCTGAGACAATGTTTTATGGTAATCCCGGTACAGATCCTAAGAAATTTTTAGGTTTAGCACCTAGATATGGTGACCTTTCCGCAGATAATGCTGTAAACATTCTCGATGCAGGTGGATCAGGCTCTGATAATGCGTCTGTATATCTAGTTTGTTGGGGAGATCAAACAGTATATTGCCCATTTCCTAAAGGCTCTAAAGCAGGTTTGACACACGAAGATCTTGGCGAACAAACTGTTTACAATAGTGACGGTACAAGGTTACAAGCTTTTGCTACTCGTTACCAATGGAAAAATGGTTTAGTTGTAAAAGATTGGAGATACGTTGTTCGTATTTGCAATATTGACGTTTCTGATTTAGTAGCAGGTACTGGCACACAAGCTGCAAGTGCATCTACTAATTTAATTAAGCTTCTAACTAGAGCGTTATACAGAATACCTAATATGTCTATGGGTAGAGCAGCATTCTATATGAATAGAACTGTTCATTCTGGTATGTCAGTTGCAGCACTTGATAAGTCACAAAATGTTTTGGCAATTCAAGAAGGTTTAACACAGTTTGGGCAAGCAAACAACTACTTATCATTCTTAGGTGTACCTCTAAGAAGAGTTGATGCTTTATTAAACAGTGAAGCTCGTGTAGTTTAATTTTTTATTACTAAAGGAGATTTAAAATGATCACAGATGCACTGCTCAGAGTAAGTGAAGATCAAGCACTTACAACAACTGCTGTATCTACTAACACTGTAGATCTAGGAACTGCTAGAGACATAGGTGAAGGTACTGCATTGTATATGAACTTTGCTGTTACCACTGCATTAGCAAATGGTACAAGCGTAAAGTTTGAAGTCATTACTAGCGCAAATGCTAACTTGTCTAGTCCTACTGTAATTGGAAGCAGCGATGCAATTCTTACAGCAGCATTAACATTAGGCAAAAACGTAGTAGTACGTTTTAACCCAGATATTGCTGGCAAAGGCCAAAGATATATTGGTGCTAGATACACAATTGCTGGTACTTTTAATGCAGGTAAAGTTACTGCTGATATAGTAGAAACAATTGGTGACGGCAGAAAGTTCTATGCTTCTGGCTTTACCGTAGCTTAATAAGGAGAATTTATGCCTATTTACAGAGCTAAAGTCAAGTGTTTCGTTGGTCAATCCATGCGAGAAGTTGATGAAGAGTTTGAATACAACGGAGAGCCAAACACTAACATTGAAATTGTTGGTGGATCTGA